ATTTAGAATTTAGTAAATTGATTAATGATTAATATAACAAACGAAGATAATATCAAGCTAATGGCTAGGCACGAAGATAATCACTTTGACCTAGCTATTGTTGACCCTCCTTATGGTATTGGAATAAGTAGTAACCCTGTAAGGCAAAAACATACTAAAAAGGAATGGGACAATAATATACCAACAGAAATTTATTTCAAAGAATTGTTTAGGGTTTCTAAACATCAAATAATATGGGGGGGGAACTATTTTGATTTACCATCAACGCAAGGTTATTTTGTTTGGGACAAAAAACAGCCACACGATTTTAGTTTAGCAATGTGTGAATATGCTTGGAGTAGTATTCAAAAACCTGCTAAGATGTGGTCTTTAAGTGTACTAAAGGAAAGGGGAAAGATACACCCAACCCAAAAACCTGTTGAGTTATATGAATGGATTCTTATTAACAACGCTAAAGAAGGAGACAAGATATTAGACACTCATTTAGGAAGTGGCTCAATAGCTATTGCTTGTCACAACTTAGGATATGACCTAACAGCTTGTGAATTAGACAAAGACTATTACGATGCAGCAATGAAAAGAATAGAAAAACATAAACAGCAACTAAGAATGTTTTAAGTGGATAAAGAAGCAATAGAAGAATTTTACTACCTTACCTTACTAGATTTAAAAGCAGGAGTATCAATACACGAACTAGAAGACGTTATAAGACTATACGAGGACATTGAAGACTATGAAGCCTGTGCAGGTATTCTTAAAGCAATAAACGAAACAAAATACGATACAATAGAAAACATTAAACAAAGAAACAATGATAGAACAAATTAAACAGTTAGTAGAAGTAGAAACAGGATTAAGAGACATATCCGTTAAAAGTAGAAAAAGAGAATATGTAGAAGCAAGAGCTATATACTTTAAACTAGCAAGAAACCATACTACTAAACCATTCTCTACTATAGCAAGACTTATTAATAGAGACCACTCAACAGGAGTACACGCAATGAAACTATATGAGACTTGGAAAGACTTTCCTAAACTATATATAGAAGAACTTTATAGATACCATTCAGTAGAAAAACAACTACTAGACATTAAAGAAGATATACAGCCTTCTCCAAATGAATTGATAGTTATATATAAAAAAAAGAACTACATCTTAGAACTAGAAGTTATTAAACTAAAACAAGAAATAAAAACACTTAAAGAAGAACTGATATGATGGGAAGTATATTATTATTATTTTTATTAGGATGGGTAATTATTATTGCAGCTCTTTGGGTTTACTTCGAAGATTACAACAATAGAAAAGACCAAGACCTTTAACATATTGTCTTAAAATTCATTGTATAAGTATATCATTAATGAAATTATTTGATTATGGATAAAAGAAAGTTTAACGGTGGAAATAAGAATGCAGGAAGAAAACCTAAAGCAGAAGAGGTTGCACTTATAGAAAAACTAACACCACTTGAGCCATTAGCATTTGCCGCTTTAATGAAAGGACTAGAGAACGGAGACTTTAAATATGTTCAACTATTCTACAACTACTATGCAGGTAAACCAAAAGAAACTAAAGACATTACAATAAACGAAGACTTACCTTTATTCTTATAGATGCAGGTAACGAGAACCAAAGCATTAGACAAGTTACAGGAACTAGACCAAAGGGTTCGTATTATCAAAGGAGGAAGTAGTGCAGGTAAAACCATCTGCATTCTTCTTATCCTTATAGACTACGCAATAAAGAACGATGGGGAAGTTATATCTGTTGTAACTGGAACTGTACCAGCTTTAAGAAGGGGTGCTTACAAAGACTTTATACAGTTGCTTAAAAGTTTAAATAGGTACAAGGAAAGTCAGCACAACAAATCTTTAATGAGATATACTTTTACAAACGGAAGTTATATCGAGATGTTTTCTACGGACGATTCAAGCAAACTTAGAGGGGCGAGAAGGGATGTACTATTTGTGAACGAAGCAAATACCATATCAGGATTTGATGCTTACCAAGAACTCGCCATAAGAACCAATAAACACATCTTTTTAGACTACAACCCTTCGGCTTTGTTTTGGGTAGACAAACAATTAATAGGTCAACCAGATACAGACTTCATTACATTAACATACAAAGATAACGATGCGTTACCTGATACCATTGTAAAGGAATTAGAGAAAGCAAGGGAGAAAGCGAAGACTTCTGTTTTTTGGAGAAACTGGGTAAGAGTCTATTTGGATGGACTTGTTGGAAACCTCGAGGGTGCTTGTATTCCTGATTGGAAAGAAATAGATACAATACCAAATGAAGCTAGGTTACTTGGTGCAGGTATGGATTTTGGCTACCAAGACCCTACAACGATTATCTTATTATACAAGATTAATGAAGCGTACATATTTGATGAGGTGTTTTATAAATCAAATACAGTACTAAGAGATGTCAGCTTATTTCTAAAGGAAAATCAAATAACCGCAAACATAATAGCAGATTCTGCAGAACCTAAATCCATAGAGACTTTAAGAAGAGATGGGCATTCTATATACCCTTGTACTAAAGGAAGGGATAGTGTAAACTTTGGAATAAACTTAATAAACCAAAACGAAATATTCGTTACAAGCCGTTCTAAGAACCTTAAAAGAGAATTAGGTGGTTATGTATGGGCAAAGGATAAAGAAGGTAATACACTATCTAAACCAACAGGAGAACACCCCGATTGTATTGATGCTGCTAGGTATGTTTTAACTGACCAATTAGAGAACCCAAATAAGGGTAAATACTTTATTTATTAAAATATTTGTTAATACATTGTTGATATATCAAAAATAAATTATATATTAGCATTAAATAACAAACAATATGAGTTACATAGAAAGAGAATACGATGATTATTTAGAAAGACAGGATTTGGTTAACGAGTGTGCTTTTTGTCTTAAAAGCTGCAAAGAGGAATTTTGTAATCAAGAATGTGAATTAAATTATGCAATCAATTAAAACAATTATTATGAGCGATATTAGAGAAAGTTACGAGTACAAATTAGTAAAACAATTAACAGCAAAAGAAAACAGAAAAAAGGTTAGAAATATAGTAGCACAAGGTCTTTTATTTTCATTAGTATGTTGTATTTCATTTAATATATTTTTAAAAGTATTTCTATGGGTGCTGACATATTAGAAACTTGGCAGATGTACAAAGCCTGTTGGGATAAGAAGTTCTTTGTAGTACAGAAGCCTATGGGAGTTGGAATGAAAAAAGGTGGTTACGATGTACAATTAATAATGGATATGCAAGGGCAATTAGTATTAGGTAAAGACCATTACAAACAGAATAGCCAAGAGTTAGAAGATAAGATAACAGAGATGTACCTGTATATGTACAAAAGATTTATAGAGTAAGTTTAGATTAAGTTTAGATTAATTTTGTTTTTGAAAGGGTTGCAGAGATGTAGCCCTTTTTTTGTATTATACAATTAACGGTTTTATTCATTGTATATATATGAAGATTGAAATAAGCATACCATCTGAATTAAGCGAAATAACTTTAGATAAGTATCAGAAGTTTGCTAAGTTAAATACAGAAGAAAACGAAGATAGTAGTTTTATGTTGCATAAGACTGTAGAAATATTCTGTGGTCTTGAATTAAAGGACATAGCAAAGATTAAATACAAATACGTTAAAGACATTTTAAGCGACTTAGACAAGCTATTTGCAGCAAAGCAAGAACTAATACCAACGTTTAGATTAAATGGCTTAGAATACGGATTTATACCAGTCCTTGACGATATGAGTTTAGGAGAATACATAGACCTAGACGAAAACTTTTCAGATTGGAATAAGATGCACAAAGCAATGAGTGTATTGTACAGACCAATAACTTTAAAGAAAGATAATAGATATCAAATAGAAGAATATAAGGGAGTGAATGAAGACCTAAAGAAAATGCCATTAGATGTTGTAATGGGTTCTATGGTTTTTTTTTGGAATTTAAACAAAGAGTTAATGACAACTACCCTGAATTATTTGAAGCGGGAAGCGAACAACAGTCTGACTATTCAGCAGGTGCAGGATTTGGAAAGAAGTGGGGTTTCTATCAGTCAGTCTATGGAATCGCTAAAGGAGATGTTACCAAGTTTGACACCGTTACAAAACTAAACGTTCACGAGTGCTTATTGTTTTTAGCATTTGAAAAAGAGAAAAACCAAATAGAAGCAAAACTAATAAAACAAAGATGACAGGATTTTATAATTTAACAGACAAAATAAAGGACACTTTAAATGCAGAGCCTTTTGTTAATACGGTTTCTTACGGTAGTCTTGACGATGTAGATTTAAACAAACAAACTATATTCCCTTTATCGCATATCATTGTAAACAACTGCAATGTATCTAATAACGTAATGACTTTTAACATTAGTGTATTGGCTATGGATATTGTAGATGAAAGCAAAGATGTAGTAACAGATATATTCGTAGGTAATGATAATGAGCAGGATGTTTTAAATACCCAACTGGAAGTAATCAATAGATTAGTAAACCTTTTAAAGCGTGGAGATTTATACACAGACAAATTCCAAGTAGATGGAGAAGTAGGATGCGAACCATTTGTAGATAGATTTGAAAACAAATTAGCAGGATGGGCAGCAACGTTTAACGTAACAGTTCAAAACGATATGACTGTATGTTAAACAATACGGAATTAGCATTATTAAAGTTTAAGAAGTTTGTTGCCCAGCAATCAAGAAGCAGACTTACTAAACTTAAAAAGAATGACACTAAGGGTCTTTACAAAAGGCTTGATGGTGTTCTAACTGTTAACCCTAACAGAATGACTCTTAAATGGGATTTAGGTTACGGTACATTCCAAGATTTAGGTGTTAAGGGTGCTGACCCTAGCAAGGTTTCGCCTAATGCTAAAATAAAAGGTCAACAAGCACCTAACTCGCCTTACAGGTTTGGAAGTGGAAGTGCTAAAGGTAAGTGGGGTCAGTTTGTAAATAGATTAGAGAAATGGGCAAGAAGAAAAAACGTAAGGTTTAGAGATGAACAGGGTAAGTATACTAAAGGTAGTTACAAATCTTTAGCTTATGTTATAGCTAGTAATGTTTATGCAAGGGGTATTAAGCCATCCTTATTCTTTACTAAACCATTTGAACAAGGATTTAAGAAACTACCAGACGAGTTAATAAAAGCATACGGACTAGATGTTGAGGAGTTTTTAAAATACACAATTAAACAACAAAGGTAATGAGTACAAAAATTAATGTAAGAAGTCCTTACTATATAAAGGTATCTGATAGCAACCTAACGGAAGCTAAATTAGAATTGTTTATATATTCGGGAGAAGAGTCTACAGATAAAACAGCAACACCACAATATACACTTACTAAAAAAATACTAGGTTCTAATGATTATATAGTATTTGAAATATCAGAACTTGTTAGGGATTATTTGGACATAGAGTTTGATGGTACATATACAAGCTACACAATGTGGGTAGAAGCAGATGTAACCTTATACGATGATGCAGCTATAATCGAAACAGATGCAACTGATTATATTGCTTTTGATGGTTACGGTTATTTTGAAGATGGTGTTAATCCTGCTTTAACAAAGGGAATAATGCAGTCCAAC